CATTTATTGATAATCTTGCGGCGAGTGAAAAGTCAAGAGGTAAGCGTCGGCATGGCGGCCTTGTTGAGGAATGCGTTGGTGTTGATGGAACGATTTTGAACGAAGTAGTTATTCCAGTTATGAATATTTCTCGTCGTCTACCCGATGGTTCAAAAGATGACGCAGAAGTTCTTAATAAGAGCCAGATTTTTGTTACTACTGCCGGTTGGAAAAATACATTTGCTTACGATAAGCTTATTCAGATGTTGGTCGGTATGATTACACAGCCTGAGAAGTTCTTTATCATGGGTGGTACTTATCGTATTCCACAAGCGATGGGAATGCTTGATAAGCACTTTATTAGAGACTTGAAATTGGACGGCACATTCAATGAAGCTTCTTTTGATCGTGAGTACGAATCTAAATGGTCTGGTACTATTGAAGATGCTTTCTTCCGTGCTGAACAATTTGATAGAAATAGAATCTTACTATAGCCTGAATATGAATATTCTGGTCGTAGTGCTAAATCTGCTTATTATATTCTTGCGGTTGACGTTGGCCGAAAAGGCTGCGACACTGTTTGTTGTATATTCAAAGTAACTCCGCATACTGCGGGCGCATCTTTAAAAACATTAGTAAACATTTATACAATTCATAACGAACATTTTGAAGAGCAAGCTATCGCTCTAAAGAAATTATTCTATAAATATAAAGCACGTCGTATGATTATTGACGCCAATGGTCTTGGTATTGGTCTTGTTGATTATATGGTAAAATCTTAGATTGATCCAGATACTAATGATACTTATCCAGATTTTGGTGTTGAAAATGATCCAGATGGTGAGTATAAGAAATTCCGCACCTTGAATTGTGAATATGATGCAATGTATCTTATCAAAGCAAATGCACCGATAAATACAGAAGCTCATGCTAATGCGCAGTCACAATTATCTTCCGGAAAAGTTAAGTTATTAATTGATGAACGTGTGGCCAAAGTTAAATTATTAGGAACCAAGCGTGGTCAAGAAATGAAGCCGGAAGAGAGGCAAGATTATTTAAGACCCTTCACTCTAACTTCAATATTAAAGGAAGAGATGATGAATCTTCGTGAAGAAAATGAAGGTGTTAATATTATCTTAAAACAAGCGAACAAAGGTATAGCTAAAGATAAATTCTCTGCTTTTGAATATGGTCTTTATTATATTAAACTAGAAGAAGATAGTAAACGAAAGCGAAGAAAGACTCGTATGGCTGACTTTATGTTTATGAGTTAAGGAGAGAACCTGATGCGAGCATCCCGTGGAGAGATAAAGATACAGGAAATCCTTCAAGAGGCAGGCTTGCGATTCACGATGGAACAATCTTTTGAGGGGTTGAATAGCCCAAATGGTCGCGCATTGCGTTTTGATTTCTGCGTATTTGATGATGATGGCAATATTGATTTTTTGATTGAATATCAAGGTAAACAACATTATGAGCCATCCGCCAAATTCGGCGGAAAGAAGGGTTTCTTTCAACAACAATATAATGATAATAAGAAGCGTCGCTTCTGTTAGATGAATGGATTTACTCTTATTGAGATTCCTTATACAGAAGAGAATCTTATTGATTATGACTATATTATGACCAAAGCTGGTTACTAAAGGAGGTGTGGTAATTGCGTAATAGACAATAGGAAATTAAAGCAAAAGGCTTTAAGATGGCACCTTCTAGACCAATAGATGAACCATACGCAGAGGACAATATATATGATTTCGCTAGATTGCGCGTTGGACTTCAGTAGTTAGATGATGCGATCTTAGATTTAGGTAGTTTAAAAAAGGCTGATCGTACCTATGGCGATAAGAATATGATTCTTCGTGCTCTTGCTAAAAAGGATTATAATACGCTTAGAGAAGCATCCAATTACTTCTTTGAAGTTAGTGGTATTTATGAACGTCTTTGTAAATATTTTGCTTTCTTATATCGCTATGATTGGTATGTTGTTCCTTATGTAGAGGATGATAAAACTAAAAATGATAAAATCCTCACTGAGTTTACTAAAGTATTAAATTATTTAGATAATTCTAATATTAAATACATGTGCGGCAATCTTGCTTTAGAAGTCATAAAGAATGGTTGCTATTATGGTTATATTGTTGATACTGCGCACGGCATGACATTACAACAGTTACCTGTGGCATATTGTCGTAGTCGTTTTATGGCGGGAGATTCTCCTGCTGTTGAGTTCAATATGAAGTTCTTTGATGAAAAGTTTACCACTATTGAACAGCGCATGAAAATTTTGAAAATGTTCCCTAAAGAATTTGCTGAAGGCTATATTCTTTATAAGAAAAATCGTCTAAAAGATGAAGCTGGTAATGTTTGCGGTTGGTATTTATTAGATCCTGCTTGCGCAATCAAGTTGAACCTAAATGGTACTGATTATCCTATTCTTGCTAATGCGATTCCTGCTATTTTAGATTTGGATGCTGCACAGGATTTAGATCGTCGCAAAACAATGCAGAAGTTATTGAAGATTATTATTCAGAAATTGCCACTTGATAAAAATGGTGACTTGATCTTTGACGTTGATGAAGCAAAAGATATCCACAATAACGCGGTTCAAATGTTGAAGCGTGCGGTTGGTGTTGATGTTCTTACTACTTTTGCTGATATTGATGTCGCAGATTTAGCTGATAAGAATACTACAACTTCTACTGATGATCTTGAAAAAGTAGAGCGTACCTTGTATAATGCGGCCGGTGTTTCTCAAAATGTATTTAATACAGATGGTAATATCGCCTTGGAAAAATCTATTTTGAACGATGAAGCTTCTATGCGTAATCTTATTTTACAGTTTTCTAATATGTTGAATAAAATTGTTCGTAGAAAGTTCCCCGGCAAGAATGGTAAATATAACTTCCGAGTTGTATTACTTGAAACTACTATTTATAATTATTTAGAGCTTGCGAAGATTTATAAAGAGCAGGTACAGCTTGGTTATTCTAAGATGTTACCATAGATTGCTCTTGGACATTCTCAGAGTTCTGTTATTGCTAACGCACATTTTGAGAATGAAGTCTTACATCTTTATGAGATTATGATTCCGCCAATTATGAGTTCTACAATGAATCCTGAGGCCATTTTAGCTCAAAAGGGACAAGGTAAAACTCAAAATACTTAGACGAGTGGATCATCTGGTGGACGTCCAGAAAAACCAGATGGATAGAAGTCTGAGAAAACGATAAAGAATAAAGAATCTGCAAACTAAGGGGGAAGATTAGAAATGCATATTAGTATTCCAATAGACAATACTGTTGAAATTTTGGATATCATCCCTCTTAATCCTTTAATCTCTAAATGTTAGATTAAAGTGTGTTATGTTGGGCCTGACCCAAATAGGAATAGAAGTGTAATTACAAAGGATGTCGCTAAGGAAATGGCTCGTTCCATTCCTGGCAGTCCTATTGTCGGATTTTATAATGAAAAAATTGGAGATTTTGAAGAGCATAATCGTATGATTGATGTTTCAAATGGTAAGTTTGAAATTATTGATACTACACGTCCTTATGGTTTTATTGACTCTTCAGCCAAGATCTGGTTTTAGAAGTTTTTAGATGATGGTGTTGAGCACGAGTATTTGATGACAGAGGGTTATATTTGGACGGATATTTACCCTGAAAGTAAACGTATTATTGAGCGTGGCAATAACCAATCTATGGAACTTCATAATAAATTAACAAAAGGAACTTGGACGAAGGACAATAATGACATCCCGAAGTTTTTCATTATCAATGAAGCAATTATCCAGAAATTATGTATTCTTGGAGAGAATGTTGAGCCTTGTTTTGAGGGTGCTGGTATAGCAGCCCAGTTCTCTTTTGATGATGAATTCAAAGCGAATTTGTTTAAGGGGATTGAAGAATTAAAGGCAGCTTTACAAGAAGGAGGAGAAGCTCAAATGACTGATGACGTTAAGGTTGTATTGGACGACGAAAGCACCATCATTGTTGATGAGCCAGTAGTTGAGCCAGAGACCGATTTTAAGAAAAAGCCTGAGGATGAGGAAGAAGATAAGAAAGATTCTCCTGACTCTCAGAAAAAGGACAATGATGATTCAGAGGATAAAGACAATTCCGATGATTCAAAGAAGGATAAAGAAGATGATGACGAGGATGAAAAGAAAAAGAAGAAGATGAATCATTCTAAGTCAGAAGATGATGACGAGGAGAAGTGCCCAAAGTGTGGCAAGCCGAAGTCTGAATGTACTTGTGCTGACGAAGAGGATGGAAATGGTCATTATTCTTTGGAAGAGATTCCTGAGTATATTGAGCTTGCTAAGAATTATTCTGCCGCAACCAAGAGAATTGACGAGCTTGAGGCTGAGATTGCCCCGCTTCGTGAGTTCAAGGCAGCCGCAGATAAGAAAGAAAAGCAGGCTATGATTGATAGCTTCTATATGCTTTCTGATGCTGATAAGGCTGATGTCGTTGCGAATATTGAAACATATTCACTTGATGATATTGAAGCTAAGTTAGCTATTTTATGTGTTCGCAACAAGGTTAATTTCAGCCTTGATGACGAAGATAAAAAGGCCGAGAATGATGAACCAATGATTTATAATCTCGGCGATGATGGCAATGATGGCGTTCCGGCTTGGATTAAGGCTGTACGCGAAACTGCCAAAACTATGATTTAATTATAAGGAGGAAGCTTAAAATGGCTTTTAAGAGTTTTTCACAGGCCAAAATGGTTAAGCGTGGTTTTGGCCAGGTAGAGCCTAACCATTTGAGTGCTCGCTTCACTGGCGAGATTTATGCTCAGATGCCAGCTGCTAAGGACATTAATGTTCTTGAGCAGGGTCAGTTCGTTAAGTATGACTACGCGAATCGTGCCGTTAACTTCACTGGCGCTGGCGAGTGGATGTTAGTTTTCAACGAGATTAAGATTTATCGTGACTGGGAGACCGATGAGGACTTCGCTATGATGCGTCGCGATTACAATGCTTATGTTTATAGCCCACTTGGACAGAATAGTGATGGTTCTCTCGCAGAAGCTGATCTCACCAAGACTTATACTTCTCTTGGTCAGCAGGCTACCGGCGAGGTTATCAATGAGCTCCCAGAGATGGGTCGTCTCCCAGTTGGTTATACCTATGAGCGCGAGGTAATGGAAGATCCTGCTATGATGCCAGAAGGCACCGTTATGGTTCCACGTGTATTCAAGACCCACGAGGGAGATATCTTCACTACCAATACTATTAATGCTACTTTTGATGAAGTAAAGGTTGGCGACCTTTTGAAGGTTGGTGCCAATGGTATTCTTGAGTCAGTCGCGGCTGAGACTGATACTTTTGTATGGCAGAT